TCATAATTTTCGCTGCTATGTTGATAGTATTTACTCACTTGGTTTTCTTTTTCTTGATACTGATTTCTTAGCGTTCTGAATCAATCTTTCTTCCATCTTAGCAACCTTTACTCTTAGTTCTGTATTCTCTGTTATTAATACATCTATTTTAAGTTCTAAAGCTGAAATTTTATCTTTTAATTCTTCAATAACTTTTAGCGACAGACCATCAACACGTTCTTCTTTCGATGCTCTAATGTCCATACGTTTTTTAACGATGTTCCATATTTCCTTCAACCCTAAAGCCGATACAATACCAGCCAAAGCAACCAACAAACTGTGATCTTCCATTACTATTATGTTATTATTTTTATTCATTATTATTATTCAGGCATCGGTTCACTCCACGCTGCTGTTGCCATTAATTCTAAACACTCTTGATGGTTCATTTTATCGCCTACGTAAGGTAAAGCTCCACTTGTCACAAAACTTGGTTCTGTAATGTAGCTTAATAACCCTTGTGTGTTTGCTAAGTTTCTACGCATTGTCTGAGCAGATGTTTGGTTAACTTGTGAGTAATCTACTTTGCTTGTTTCTGTTAATTCTATTACTATGTATGTTGCCATTTTTTTTTATTTTAATATTTATGTTGGTACTGATGTTGATTTAGCGGTTACACTCATATTGTAAGATACTGCATTATTGTCTGAATAAGGTGCATCTCCTGTTCTATTTGTTCCGCTTGACATTCCTGAAGATAAACCACTTCCTGTTGCTCCTACTCCGTCACTTAATGCTGTTTGTGCTGGACCTAAATTACTTCCTGTTCCGTTGTTTGTTCCTATTTCATCCAATATAGTCCACTCACTTGATGTTGAATTATAAGAAGAATTTACCGCTCCTAACCTCCACCAAGATACAGGTGTAACTGCAAAAGTGTTTAAGTCAAAAGGTTTAGCTTCATTATAAAGTGTTGTTACTTGCGCTGCTGATAATGCTGAATTGTAAATTGAAATATTTGAAATAGAGCCATCTATAAAATTACTGCTTGCACTACTTGAGCCAATATACAGATTTGAAGCAGCAGAATTTAAAGTTCCACTTGCTGATGTATTTGTAAGTACTGGCACACCATCTTCATAAACTATAGCTGTTGTTGTTAAATTATCAAATGTTACGCATAAATGATGCCAATTTCCATCTACTAAATTTCCAACACCTGAAGCTGATGTACCCCCTAAAAGTGCAAATTGATTGCCATAATCCCCCCTTAATCTATAGTAAAATCTTCCTTGTGTATTTGAATAAGCACTTGCAGATTGATAAATTTCTATTGCTTGATTGCTTATGGCTCTTCCGTTATTTGAATAAGTAGAAGATTTAAACCAAGCAGAAACTGTTACAGCAGTTGCACTATTTAAAGCACTAAAAGAACCACAATCTATATAATCATTGCTTCCATCAAATGAAAGTGAAAAAGGGTCATAGGATTGATTGATTATAAGGTCGGATTGCACAAGGTTTGCAGCAGTCATTCCTGAAGATGTGCCTGTGTTAGAATTACTTGATGCATCTGGAATACTAAAATTAGAACCATCAAAGGTTGCTGAAGCGTCTAATTCCCACCACGCTTGTAAGTTGCTATAAGAAGCTATATTTGGCGGTGTTCCGTAGTTATATAAAGATTCTACTGATTCAGTTCCTGTTGCTGGTAATGCTGTGTTGAAAATTGATACATTTGAAATATCACCATTTAAAGCTCTTGTTGCTGCATTTCCACTTGAACCAATAAATAAATTATTTGTCAATCCATCTATATCAGTATTGCTTGCTGTTGTTGGTGTTCCAGCGTCAATATATAATTTTAAACCATTAGATGTACTAAAAGTACAACATACGTGATACCATTGGTCATTGTTTAGTGTTGAGCTTGTTGCAAAATGGTTTGCATCATTCCAATCTTCAACCCAAAAAACTAAAGCACTTCCTGCTAAATAAATACCAAAACCACTATCCCATACATTTGTACTTGTTGGTGCTGCTATAATATTATCATATAAAGTATTTATTGCAATTTTAACCCATAAAGATAGTGTAAATTGTGTTGAAATATTTAAATCGCTTAAACTAATTCCAGTAGTAATCCAAGAGCTTCCATTAAAATCAAATACAAAATCTTTTTCTGCTCCGTTAGGAACTAAAAACTCTCCGTTAAAAGCTGAATTTCCTAAAGGGTAATATGCCACAGGTTTTCTTCCGTTTGTTATTGCCATAGGGTTTCCAATAGCTGAACCTGTTCCGTATAGTTCTGTTACTTGTGATGCTGAAAGTGAGTAGTCAAATATTGAAACCTCTGTTAAACTTGCTTCTAAAAGTCCAAGTCCGTTTGTATATGCACCCATACGACTGAGAGTAAACCCTCCTGCTGCAGAAAAAGCTCCACCTGTCGGAGAGTATGCAGTTCCGTCTAAATACCATACACACGTTACTCCTTGTTTTGTTATTGCTATATGATGCCAGTTTCCATCTAAAAGGTTTACTGGAACAGTTCCTGTATTTGTTACTATATAAACATTGCTAAATCCTGAACCTATTTTCGCATAAAAAACTGTGTTTGAAGCGTGATATATAACATTGTTAGCATCACCAGCAAAAATATATTGAGAACCTGAACCGCCGCCATCTTTAAACCACATTGAAATAGTTGCATCATTTCCACTTGTAGTAAAACTTTCTACGTCAACATATTGACTACTTGCTGAATCAAAATCTAAAGAATAGTTTGACACTCTATTTGCTTCTGCATTTGCGTTGGTTGGCATTAACCAACTATTAGATATAAATTCTGTCGCCATATTTTTTTTAATTAATCATTTTTATTAATTACTCTCCCATTCTCCACCAAGCTGTTGGACTTGATGCATTGCTTAAACTGTCAAGGTCATTCGGAACTCCTGTTCCAAAAATCTCCGTTACTGCAGTTGAACTTAATTCACTATTCCAATAAGCAGCTTCATCAATAGAGCAATCAATTAAATATTGACTTGATGATTTGCCTCCTAATAATAAAGGTTGATTAAAAAACGCAAATGACCAAATTGTTTCATCATAATCTATAGAGCCATCTACGTACATTTTTAATGCGTAAGAAGTTGAATTATAGGTTACTAAAATATTATGCCAATTACCATCAGATAAATCTGTTGTTCCTCTCACAAATGTTCCTGTACTATTTCTTGACCCTACTGTTAAAGTTCCTGCAAAATACAAATAAGCACCTGCAAATTGATAATTTGTAACTGCTGAAAAAGGAACATAATAATTGAATGCTGAAAGCGTTGCAGATGTTTTAAACCAATAACTTATAGAAAAATCACCACTTAAACTTGAAATACCTGTATCAAAATAAGAATCAACCCCATCAAAAGAAAAGCTTCTTGTACTTGAAAAATCTGGAACAGTAATCTGCATTGATTGTTCTGCAAATGTTGCATCTGGTAAAGTGTATCTTATTGTATATGAATTAACAGTTGATGTTGATAGTGTAATTTCACCTGTTGATGCGTTTAAAGTTAACCCTGAAGGAGTAGCTGTAAAAGTACCGCCAGCATCACCTGTTATAGTTGGTGTTGGATTTACTCCATTAGTAGGATAACTGTCTAAAGGGTAACTAAATGAAGCGTCAGTACAGTTTGCTATTGATTTATAAGATGAACCCCATCCTATTGTATTATCACAAACACCAACACCCCAATAAGATGATTCATATATTTTACCATAACCTGACATAATTCTTTCTATTTAAAATTTATAATACCCAACCACCAAAATTAGCTACTGTATCTGGATCAATATCACCATTTGAATTACTATTGTATTCAGGAAATAAATCCGTATTAAAACAAATGTAATCAATGAATCTGTTTGTATAATGCTGTGCTGTATTTCTACTATTTTCAATTAAAAAATCTACTCTGCTTTTATCAAGTGCAGTAGCATTTTCAGGATTGTGAGTATATATTCCACCATTAGCAATATTAACACCAGCATAAGGTAAATACTCTACCATTGCCCAATAAATTGTCATATCCTTAACATAATCTCTAACTAAATTAAAGTAATTAGGATTTAGTAATTCTGTTAATTGTCCGTTTTCAATTAATGTTTCAAGCTTTTCAAATAAATCCGTTCCTAAATAGTTCTGAATGTGTATATCTTGACTTATACGAATATATGGTAGGAACTTGTCAGGGTCTAAATTACCATTCGCTGATGTGAACGTTACTAAATCTTCTCTTGTTATGAATAATGCTTTTGCCATATCTTAATTTATTTTACACCCGGATAATGGCCTTGATTTGGCATATTAACAGGTGCTATTTTAGCTTTTTTACTTCCAGCTGGTGATCTTTTAACACTTTGTGGTACTTCTTTTACTCTTTTATAATCATCTAAATTCTTACTTCCTTTTTTACCTTCTTTTAATGATGATTTTTTTATTTTATAAAGAACTTGAACCCACTTGTGTCTGCAATAAACACCGCCTTTAAATTTAAAAAGCGAGTATGCTTGATCTTTATGCATTGGCAGCTTTGCAGCTTTTTCAAATGCTACTTTACTTGCTTTATTTATATCTTCTAATTTATAAATAATACCTTGTTCTGTTCTGGCCATCATAGATTTACAGAATGGCCTTGATTTATTACCTTCTTTGTAAGCTTTTCTTGAACCTACTGCATATTTAAACCTAATCTTGTAATATGATTTATCTAATTTAGATACACCATTTGGCCTTGATTTTACAGCAGCTAAATCAGTTTTTATTAAACTATTCGCCCATTCTTCGTGGTCATCAGTTTCTAAGTATTCTCTTTCTGCTACTTGTTCCCAATCTTCATCCATTACTTCACCCTCTAAGCCATCAAGTAATAAATCAAATTCTTCATCACTTAAATCTTCTTTATTTTCTGATTTGCTTAGTTTAGATTTATTTACTAAATCTTCTATTTGTTGGTATTCATCTTTTTGTTCAAAATCTTGATCTTCAACTGCAACACCTGTTTCTTCTTCAATAACTTCAGCATCCATATCTTTATCTATTTCAATAAATTCTAATGGTTCTATAGTTTTGAAATATAGATTTAAACTAATATCATTTACTGCAAACATTTCATCTAAAGCATCAATCAATAATTCTTGGTAAGGTTTTATTACTACATTATCAAATAATAATGAAGCATTTTTAATTTCATCAGCATTGCTTGAAAAGCCATTAGATGAGTTTAAACCGATTAAAATAGGTGAAGTGACACGATGTGTTACCATTATCTTTTTACCGCATTCTTCGCTAAGATATTGATAGTGTGATGGTGCATCATTTAAAGGAACATCATCAATAGTTGTTTTACTTTCTGCATCGTTATTAAAAGCAATTATAACTTTTTCACCATAGCTTCCTGTAAGCTTGTTCATTACATCATTCTTGATGCTTAATTGTTTTTCGCGGTCAGGAACCCCATTATTAAAATTCACAACTTTAGTACCACTAAAACCTGACTGACAATCGTTAATTAAATAGTCAGCAATTTCTTTTTCTAAAGTAGCATAGCTTATTTGATAGTCCGCTGGTGAATAGTAGTAATACCCTGTTACATATCTTCTAACAATAAATATTTCATTCTGAGAACCAGAACCAAAAACAGGGAATCTTTTTAATTTAGTATTTCTGTTTACATTCTGCCAATCTGCACTATAAAAATATGCTTCAATTTCCCCTTCTTCATTGCATTTTTCAGCACGTAATGTTTCTCTTGGAAAATGTGTAATGCTTTTTATTTTTTTACCTTGATATGTAACTTGAAATGCACCTTCACCCAATAACTTTAAATCTTGGCATACTCTACGTAAATCTTTCTTTTTCAAGATTGATTTCATATTAGCGTATTCTTCTGGTTTTTTATGGCTGTCAGTAGCATCTAAACCTTTACCATAGATTCTATCAACAATACCATTAATAACAGCATTATTAGTAGTTGAATCCATAAAGGCATCTATCAAACATTGATAGTAATTATTATCCTCACCAATACCAATCCAATCTCTGTTTTTATCTTCAGTAATAACTGGCCTTTGATATTCGTTTAATTGTATTAAATGTAAATTATCCATTATGCGTAGATGTATTCATTATTTCCTGTTGACTTTTCAATATAAACATTTTTACTAATTTCAAAAGTTGAAAGTGTTTGATCTGTACAAAACAGTTTATCTTTAAATATTAAAGTTCCATCTGTTGTGTTATTAATCTCTATAACGTAAAAATTAGCTT